AGGAAATCTATCGGTTAGGCTTCAACATCAAGCCAGCGGAGAAAGGTCCCGATTCGGTCCGGAACGGGATAGACATCTTGAAACGCTTTAAATTGCAGGTAACCAAGGACTCGACCAACCTCATCAAAGAACTGCGGTCCTATACTTGGGCTACGGATAAGGAAGGCAAGAACACGGGGGTCCCGATTGATTCCTTCAACCACGCCTGCGATGCGATGCGGTATGTGGCCCTTAACAAATTGAGGGTTAGCAACTCAGGGAAGTATGTTGTGGTGTAACTTTGCAGGACTAAACCTCAAAACCATGAACCTAAAGCACATCAAAGACGTAATCCTCGAAAACCTACGAGATATCAAACGAGCAATAGAGTTCCTCGTTATGCTTACAACTGTGCTAACCTGTGCGACTATCATTACGGCTATTGCCTGTATTATTGGCTACAAGGTGGCTCTTTTCCTTTGTGGGTTACTTGGTATCGCAATATGAACACCGAACGCATCCTTGACCTGCTAATCGAAATTGGGAAGACGCTTGCAGCCGTTTTCTTCATCATCACGCTTCTAACCCTCCTTTGGACCTTATGAAAGTCGTCCACTACTACCACATCTATTGCGGAGGGAATTGGCAGTTAATCCTCAACCAGCACATGATGGCCGTGTGCAACTACGGCCTCATCAACATCTTGGATGAAATCCGTGTCGGCATCGTCGGTCCACCCGAACAACGCAAAGCGGTCAAGGAGGTGCTGGAAGGCTCGATGGTGGCTGATAAGGTCAAGGTCGTGGTAACCCGGACCAACGCTTGGGAGCAGGCGACCCTTACCGAGATGTACCGGGCCTCGCAGGAAGAGGAAGCCGTGTACCTATACGCCCACACGAAGGGGGCCGCGAATCCATCCTTGACCACCCAACTATGGGGCAGGTCTATGCTGTTCTTCAACGTGGTCGCTTGGGAGCGTTCCCTGCAAATGCTGGAGCAGGCCGATGCCGTAGGATGTCATTGGATTACCAAGGAGCAGTTCCCTCACATGGCCGATGCCAACAACCCGGAAGGCTATCCGTACTTTGGGGGCAACTTTTGGTGGGCTAAGTCCGAGCATATCAAGCAACTTGGAGAACCTGCAAGGGACCACCGATTCCAAGCCGAGCATTGGATAGGAAAGAAACCCGACACCAAGGTATTTGACTCCAACCCCGGCTGGCCTTCGCCTGAAAAATTCGTTGTAACTTTTTAGCATGAAAAAACACATTGACCAACTCAAAGCCTTGGACTACTCGCACATCTACACGACGGCCGTGGACCACATCATTGAAATCTATGAGGAAGCCAAGAAGCACAAAGGAGGCCACGCTTTAGAACTCGGTTCCTACCTTGGACACTCGACGCTCGCTATCGCCTTGGCCGGGCTTGACGTGGTGGTTTACGATACCGATACAACGGTTGAGGATAAGCGCAAAGCACTCCTGTCCAAGTTCAAAGTCGAATGGAACAACCAACCGAGCCACATGGCCCTGCAAGAGGTCAGGACTTTTGACTTCATCTTTCACGATTCCGACCACGGGGACGGCATGATTCCCGAAATGGTTGCCTTGTTCAACAAAGCCCTCAACCCCGGTGGGACGATGGTCATCCACGATGCCGAACTGCTGACGATGATCAACCTTACGAGCCAACTGCAGCCACACGAAGCCAAGGGGTCAACGGACCAACGGGGCAGGATGCTTTTAACCCTCTACAAGAAATGAAGGCAAAAACTTACATCTTCTGCCACGATACGGACATCGTGAAGCAATGCGAAGCCGAGGGAAGGTTCAAGGACTTAGCCCCGTACACTTGGGTCATGCTTGGGTTCAAGGACTTCGACGGCATGGCTGGCCTTGACCATATCGTTGCAAGGAACGAAGCAGACAACATCGAGAGCCACCGTAACCTCGTTGCTTGGACTGGATGGTACGCTTTAGCCAAGAACGGCTACATCAAGAACGGAGATGTCGTGAACCTCTTCGAGTACGACCTCACCAAGACAGGCGACTTTGACCAACGGGCTTACTGCGCCTATTTCCGAGTCCCTGTGGACGTTGTGCCTTACTGGTCGTGCGGTGATAATTACGAGCCACACATCAAGCAACTGACTGGAAGGGGTGCAAAGGAATTCTATCAACCCGTCGTGCCTGTAACTTCCAATTACACGCTGACTTGGGACGATTCCTACCTTGACCTGACCATCGCTTGCATTGAGCAGAAGTTGGTCGCTATTCCCCACGTCGGCCACATTTTAGAACGAGCATACTCGCAGCGATTCGCTGACATCCCCTACAACGTGGCTGCATTCAAGCACGCCTTCGCAAACTCTCACGGGTTCTAAGATGTACTTAGTCGGGGTCAACTACGCAACGAGTGAATACCTTCCAGCAGCGAGAGCGCAGGCTAATCAGTACCCATTCCCAATCACAACAACCGAGGACGAGAAACGTCCGGGTAGAGGCAACAACTGGTGGAGATGGAAACCGCAAATCATCCTTGATGCTCTCTTTGACTTGCAGGAGGACGAAGCCCTGCTTTACCTTGACGCTCAAGACCTGCACGGGGATGGCTGCTTTGAGTTTGCCAAGCAATACTTGCAAGACAACCCCATCTTGTTGCATCAAAACTTCCACAACCATATCTCATACACCAAGGGCGACTGCTATGCCTTGATGGACTGCCTTCAATTCTTTAACGAGAAACCGATGCAGATAGAGGCAGGGTTCCTCGGACTATGCAAGACCGACTTCACGATTGACCTCATGTACGAGTGGTCCAAGTGGCTGCACGTTGACAAGGCCGTGAATGACGACCCAAGCGAATACCCGAACCATCCATCGTTTATTGACCACAGGCACGACCAAAGCATCCTGACCAACCTCGCCCTGCTTAACGACCTGCCTATGGTTGTCGTTCCCGAAATCCGTTGCAACTCAAGACCCAAGTTATGGATATGAAACTCCAAGACCTAACCATCGACCAGTTCCAACGCATCGGAGCCATTGAGTTCTCAAGTGTGCTTGGGGACTACGACAAGCGAGCAGGGGTCGTCGCAATCGTTGAGGGGGTCGATATATCACTCGTGAGAGAAATGTCCGCCAAGAGCGTCCTAAAGCGTTACAAGGCCATTATCAGCGAGTGGAACGCATTGCCTGCCTTGGGTTACAAGCGAAAGTTCAAAGCCGGGGGCAAGTGGTGGATTCCGACGGTGTTCGCGGACGAGTTGACTGCTGGGCAGTTGATAGAGTTAATGGACGCAAACACCACGGACGAAAAGCAACTGCTCCAAAACCTTCACCGAATCATGGCAACCTTGTGCCGGGAAGGCGGTCTATTCGGATTATTCCCGAAAAAGTACGACGGGGCTGCCCATGCGGAGCGAGCCGAACTCATGAAGAAGCACGCCAAGGTGGGCGACGTTTGGGGCGTTGTCAGTTTTTTTTTGCTAAGTTCCGAACCCTACTTGAAAGTTTTGAGCGACTATTCCAAGCACCTGATGAAGACGGCCGAGGGGTTGACGTAAGCCCGCTTGCCGGCTACGGGTGGCTGATGGTGGTGTGGAGGATGGCAAACAAGGACGTACTGAAATTCGATGCCATCTTCGCTATGAAGGCGGTGGAGTTCCTGAACTATGCCCTCCTGATTCACGATATCTTGGAAGCCGAGAGGATGGAAGCGGAGCGGGCAAGAAGAAAGTAGTATATTTGCATTAGTCAGGTGGTGGAATTGGTTAGACCGTCCCCTCCCTTAAGTGGAAGGGGGAGACCGAAAGGTATACAGGTTCGATTCCTGTCCTGACTACGAGGTGGGTTGGAGGTGACTTCCCGCAAAGCCTAAGTATGGAACCTTCATTTATAGTCAGGTGGCGCAACGGTTAGCGCAAGATGCTTATACCATCGAGGTTACAGGTTCGATTCCTGTCTTGACTACACATTCCAGCACGGGGGACATTTACCCACATGGAAACAACCATACTTGCGAATGGCCAACCCGTAGGTAA